CTAAAGCCAAAGACTATTAAGATTAATAGTCCTAAGTAATACACAGCAATATAGGGGGAGTGTTTTGGCACTCTCCCTTCTTGCATTATTAATTAATCTAGTGTATTATATACTATAAATATTAAAAAGGGTTAAAGGTAACTATTATGACAACTCATACAGATACAGTAACAAAAGAAAAACAAATATCTGCTATTAAAGAACCTGGCATGTACAAGGTTACATTTTTTAATGACAATGTAACTCCTATGGACTTTGTTGTACAAGTACTAAAGGAAATCTTTAAACATAATATAGATAGAGCAGAAGCAATAATGCAACAGATCCATCAAAATGGACAAGGTGTTGCAGGAATCTACACATATGAAATTGCAGAACAAAAAGGTGTAGAAACAAGCGTACTAGCAAGAGAAAGCGGTTATCCACTTCAGGTCAAAGTAGATCTTGCATAATGGATGCCTATCAATTTGCCAATATTGGATATGTAATTGCTGACGTTGATTCAAACGTTTTAGATATTCTTAGGCAAAAAGCAAATAGTTTAAAACAAAACTTTACTAGTGGTGTTGACTACAATAAAAATCTTGCAGGTAATATTGAAAACGAATTTGACTTATCAGATATTAAAACACAATGCGAGCCGTTTATATTAAATGCTTGTAAGTTTTACAAAGATAACTATCCTGCATACAAACCACAGTTAGTAAGACAGTCACAAATTATATTAAAAGACTTTTGGATTAACTTTCAAAAGAAACATGAATTTAATCCTGTTCATAATCACACAGGACTTTTTAGTTTTGTTATATGGTTAGATATACCGTATAATATAAATGATGAGTTAGCAACTGGTCCAGGAAAACAAAGCAACAATAATCTTGCAGGACACTTTGAATTTGCCTTTAGAAATACACTAGGCGAACATAGTACAGTACCTATTCCTGTAGACAAAAAATTTAATGGAAAGATTTGTATTTTTCCTAGTGCAATGCCACACACAGTATATCCTTTTTACACTAGCGATGATTATAGAATCACTGTTAGTGGTAATGTAAACTTTTCTGAGTAAATATCAATATGGCAACACTTAAAGAACTAACCTGGGAATTTCATAAATCTGCAGAACGTAGCAACTTTGCACGTAAACTTCTCAAAGGACAACTTACAGAATCACAATACGCAGAGTATCTATACAATCAATTGTTTATATACCAAGCACTTGAAGAATGGGCAGGACATGCAGGCATTCTTAAAGGTATTGAAGGTATATGTAGAGCAGAAGCAATTAAAGAAGACTTTAATCAAATAGGTGGAAACTTTACTATAAAAGGCAGTGCAGTAGACTACAAAGAACATCTGTTTAAACTACACGAATATGATCCAGAACAATTACTTGCTCATATATATGTTAGACACTTTGGTGATCTACATGGCGGACAGATGATTGCTAAACGTGTACCCGGTGACGGAAACTACTATAAATTTGATGGCAAAGAAAAAGAACTTATTGCTGAAGTACGTAGTAGACTAGAAGGTAAAGAAGACCTATTCGTTGACGAAGCAATTAAATGCTTTCAATTTGCTACAGAACTATTCAAGGAGTTAAGCAATGAGTGAACTTTGGAATAAACTTAATGATTGCAAATTCAACATTATTGATATGTTCGACGAGTATGGAACAGAATATGCTGAAGATGGATTAGACTATTTCAATCAACCTGACAACGGTTGGATTAACCGTGTGTGGCAAAACAATAACATTCGTAGAGCACATATCGATGTCGTAGATGCTACTACTACAAAAGGCCTATGGATGATGCACGTTTGTATTTTTCCGCAACTACATAACAATGGTCCTATATACGGATTTGATGTTATTGCAGGTAAAAATAAAATGACAGGTGCATTTCATGACTATAGTCCACTAGGTGGACCTAATGGGCAAGGTGCTAATCATAATATGGTAGAATGGTTTGAAGATACTGTAAGTGAATATGTTCCTAGCAAAAAACGTGAATTACCAGAATGGGCAACTAACATATTTTCAGGCTCTATGGTTGCGGCAGGTAATGTAAGTGATATGGACGAAGCAGACACTATTATTGACCTAGCACAGAACAACTTAAAAGTATATCTTGAATCCATTGGTGATCATAATAACACAGGTGATCGCGACACAGTGCTTGAAGGACAAAACTGGTACTGTCACAATCAGCAACAAAACCCACATACACCTAAAGTAATGAAGTCATTAGGACTTAACGAAGCAGATGTAGAACGATTTTGCACTGATATGTTATTTCCAAAAAAGGTATAAATATTGCTATGAGAGCATTAGAATTCTTACGAGAGTATACCGATCCTGAAACGGCAAAGCAAGACATCTTTGATAGAGTCAAAGATCTTGATCCTAATGACGAAGAACAAGTTCAATTATTAGATCGTGTATACACACTATTACACAAAACAAATGTTGTTGACAGAATCTTTCCTAAGATTAGTAAAGAGTTAGCAGGCGAGTATGGTGAAAAAACTATTCAACTTATATCTGAAAAGATGGCAGGTGCTAACGGTTTAAGTATTGCACAAAAGAACAAGTTCTTAGATAACTTTGAAAAGAACAAATGTGTTAATCATGCTTGTTTCTTAAAAGACGGACACTACAACTTTGATGATTTATTTTACGGAGACAAAGTAAACGAAATAATGTTTATGGAGTTTATCAAATTTGGATTAGGTCAAAAAAGAGCAGGTAAAGGCGAACATGCGTTTGCTATTCTAAGTCAAAATATAACGCAACAAGGTACAGGTGATTTAATGGTAACAACTGGTAGAAACCCAGATGGATCTGCATCAGGTGTACCAGTAGAATTAAAAGTTGCACACTCAGAAAATATAGGTGGAGCAAAAGGTCCTACAGGCTCAGGTAGACTAGGAGAAGGTGGTGTTAGTACACGTGATGTTATTGATGTACTACAAAAGTTTCCTACAGTATCACAAGCCATTAGCGATTACCAAAGCGGTGGACTACAAGATATGGAAGGTTATAAAACAAGTAAACTAAGAACCATAGACAAGCCACAAAAAAGTATTAACGTAGTTGATTTTGTAAGAGTAGTAAATCATTTAGATATGTCAACGCAGGAAAGACAAGCATTAGGTAATGCTATTTTCCAACAAAGATTCCAAACTTACGGAGATACAATTACAAGTGTTTTCCAAACACCTAACGTAAATCCAGACAAAGTACTTAATGCATATGTTCAAGCAAACTTTGACTGGTATAAAGAACATCACGATATGGGCGGAGCATGGCGAACTGCTTCTAGTTTAGTTGTTGGAAACCGTTCAATGATAACTGCTTCATCAGGCGAAAGCATGGTTAAGTTAATGACTGGAGCATCAATTAAAAAATCGCTACCATCAATTATTCCTACACAAGGAACAGACACGTTCTTCCAAGTTAATCCAACTGCCAAATAAAAGGTTGACTTCTTAATCTAAAATAAGTATAGTGTAAGTAACGCTAATACACAGGAAGGAATTTATGTTGAAAGAAATATTGATCTCAGCGGCTAAGAAACATGCCGAAGCAGAAATTGATCTGCACAAAGCAAATATTGAAGTATACATGCAACAAGTCGTAGGCATCGGAGAGCATAGCGATATTATCGAAACTGTTCAAAAAGAGTTAGATAAAATGGCAACTGCACACGATAGACTTGAAATGCTTAACAAGTACTTCTAATGCTTAACTCACCTATTCTATTTCAAACTTACTTAAAAGTCTTTACACCAGATGAGTGTAAAGAAATAGAACGGTTGGCTAAACTAGGTCATAACCAAAGAGGTATGACTGGATTTCAAACAAAAGACCCTGCTCATGAAGAAACATTTAGTGGCATTCCAAATGCAGACATACGCAAAAGCGATCTTTGGTTCTTTAATGAACCTTGGGTATACGAACGTTTACAACAGATGTTCGTAACTGCTAATCAAGAATGTCAATGGGATTTACATGTTGATCAATTTGAAGATTGTCAATACACTGTATATCACGGGCATGAGCAGGGACACTACGATTGGCACTATGATGCCCATCCTTGGCCCTATGGAGATGATACTGACTTCCCGGGTAAGTTAAGAAAATTAAGTGCAACTATACTAATGAATGATCCAAACGAATACACAGGTGGAGAGTTTGAATTAGATGGCGGTATAGAACACAACGAACGCAAAACAGAAATTGTAAAACTAGGCGGAATTGGAGATATGGTTATCTTTAGTTCAACAGTTCCACACAGAGTTTTACCAGTTACAGAAGGTACAAGAAAAAGCATGGTAGTTTGGGCATTAGGGCCGAAGTACAAATAAATACAACCATGCGTTACACACTGCTGATATTCATCGCGATATTTCTTATATCTTGCACATTCAAATTGGACAACTGTAATGCTAAACCAACAGTAACCCAAAATAAAAATCCCCAAGCACCAAGCGATTCAGATGAAAAGAGTTTGATTGACGAAGTTGAACGTCATGTTAATCCAGGTGCTGAACTTACTTGTACATATTAAATTGGATTAAAAATCTGGTTGACAAAAAAGGTTTTACCATATATAGTTAAGTTATATATGAAACAAAAACTGCTCGTAGTTCAGCCGGATAGAACATTGGTTTGCGGAACCAAAGGTCGGAGGTTCGAGTCCTCCCGAGCAGGCCAAAAACTAACAAAAGGAATGTATGACAACTAAGACACTATTAACAATCGTAGCAAGTATAACAATATTATTTGTACTTCTTGTTACAACAGCAAGTGCTGATGAAACAGTAACACCTAAGAAGAAACCTGTTATTGTTGAAAAAATAAATAACTGGGTAATCAGCGAATGGACAGATATAGTAGAATACCAAAAAAATAGTTGGCAAGAAGGTAAAGAACAAACTACAAATAATTTTAACAAAATTAAAGCATTTGTGGTTGACAATACGACAAAAAGATAATATACTATAAAAAGTTAATAAGGAAAGCGAACAATGAATACGAAGTATACAAATAATTATGAATGGTGTGGTTGTGAACCACCCGGGGGTGTCTTGTAGGCAGTTGTTCAGCAATGAATTTTAGACCCCCGGAGTTATAATGCTTACGGGGGTTTTTTTATGGGTGTGGTGTAATGGTAACACAACTGATTCCAAACCAGTTAATGGGGGTTCGATTCCCTCCACCTATGCCAAATAGGGAACGAGTAAAAACGTGGTTAGGCCTGAGCCCCTACATATAAGATCAGGCGGGAATAGGAGGTGCCCTCTAGAAAGGCCTCCACTTTGTGGGCGTGGCGGAATGGTTACGCAGTGGATTGCAAATCCATGTATACAGGTTCGATTCCTGTCGTCCACTCCAATTTTTGGTTGACATCTGGTATTACCGATGTTATAATGTATATAAGTTAGTTAGGAGAATATGATGGCAAAAGATATATGGTTAATAAGTGATACACATTTTAATCACAGTAAGATCCTTGAATTTACACAAGGTGGTAGATCTATCAGACCTTTTTCTAACGTAGATGAAATGAATCAAACAATGTTAGATAACTGGGCAAACACTGTCAAACCGCAGGACACAGTTATACACTTAGGTGATGTATTGTTTGGTGAAAACAAAGTAGAATGGTTAGAAGCAAACTTTGCAAAGTTACCTGGTAAGAAAAGACTTGTTCTTGGAAACCACGATAACGTAAAACATGTTGCTCCGTTCTTTAAGGACATACAGTTGTGGATTGAGTTACCTGGTGTTATTTGTACTCACACTCCATTACATGCAAGTACTCTTGAAGAAAGACATAGATGGGGTGATAACGGACCTGGAATAAATGCTCATGGACATATACATAGCAATCCTAGTCCAGATGGTCCTTACAAGTGTGTTTGTGTAGAACAAATTAATTTTACACCTATACACATTGATGAGGTTAGGAAAGGTTGACAGTATAGTGCTTTGGTGCTATACTGTTAATAATTAAAAATTAAGGTCCCTTCGTCTATCGGTTAGGACAGCGGGTTTTCATCTCGCAAAGAGGAGTTCGATTCTCCTAGGGACTACCAACTAAATATGTGTATGGAAGATCGTACAAAAGAAGAAATCATAAAAAATATTGAGTATATTATTGATCAATATGTTCAACCAGCAGTTGAACAACACGGAGGCTATATTAAGTTAGAAGACTTTGATGTAGAGTCAGGTAAAGTTTCTGTGTTACTTCAAGGTAGTTGTAGCGGATGTGCAAGTAGCACTATTACGCTAAAAATGGGTGTTGAGAATATGCTTAAACATTATGTACCTGAAGTAAATGCTGTAGAAGGCATGGACGATCCTAACTTCAACAATCCCTACTATTAATCAACTATGTGATAAATAGATGGACAAAGCAAATAGGCTCAATTTTTTTTTGAGCAAATTTTTTTTAGGTCGCAACTCGAAAAAAGGAAAAAAAGATGACGCAGTTAATATCCCCACAAAAATTTACAAACACAATTGGCCTTTTAAGGTCATTTTTTTTGGATAAAGGATTTTTAGAAGTCCACACCCAAAACAGACTCAGCATACTTGCCGCATGTGAAGATCCATTCAATGTAGCAACATATCAATACGCAGGCAAGACTTGGCCACTACCGCAAACAGGCCAGATGTGGCTCGAACATGAATTATTAAGTAGCCCCGATAGTAAGGGGTTTTTTTGTGTCTCCACTTCCTATAGACAGGAACCAAATGCAATCCCAGGTAGACATGATATAATATTTCCAATGTTTGAATTTGAAATGCCAGGTGACATAGATGATCTTAAAAAGATGGAGTATGAACTATGTGAATACTTAGAATTCAAAAAGCCTACTGAAAAAACTTATGCTGAATGGCAAAAGCATTACGAACTTGCAGAAGATTACGAAATGACTGCTGATGAAGAAACTAAAATGCACAAGGAGTTTGGTACAACAATGATTACAGACTTTCCAGAACTAACAAGTCCATTTTGGAATATGAGTAGAAATGCTGATGGCAAAACTGCTAAAAAGATCGATGTTATATTAGGTGGCATGGAAACTATTGGATCAGCAGAACGTTCGTGTGATGTTGATATGATGCGTGATACATTCCACAGTATTACAGACGGAGCATACTCAAAACTATTGTTTGAACTGTTTGGCAAAGAACGTGTAGAAGCAGAACTTGAAAAGTTTTTAGAGTTTGACTTCTTCCAAAGAGTGGGCGGAGGCATAGGTGTAACACGTATGATCCCTGCACTAGAAAATATCAATAAGATATAAGTTATAATCTAGGGTGGTGAAATAGGTAAACACGCACGATTGTTTCTCGTGTGACGAAAGTCTTGGAGGTTCGAATCCTTCCCCTAGAGCCAACTATTACCTAATAGATATACACTATTAGATTTTATATTTTTTCTGTGCTATAATAATTTAAATATAGCATAAGGAGAAGTCATGCCACCACGTAATCATAAGAATTGGTTAGCACAACCAAACGTAGAATCAATTAGCAGTTCAGCATATAACGATCCAGAAATATTTGTACAAGAGCAAGAACGTATCTTTTCAAAGGTATGGGTGCCTATGTGTCATATATCTGAAATGTATAACGAACTAGACTATAGAACAACTCAGATAGCAGGAGTTAATGTTATTGCATACAACACAGGCAATGGTGTTCGAGCATATCGTAACTATGGCAGTTGGGCACCTAGTGGTACGCTAGGAGCACCTATTGTAACTGTTGAACCACAACTACATTGTGAAGTAAAGCACGGAGGTATGGTATGGGTAACACTTGATCCTAATCCCTTACAGAGTGTAGAACAATGGACAGCAGGAGCATTTGATTGTATTAGTGATGCTATTGACACAGAAGAAATGGAAGTGTTCCATTACCACAAAGCAGTTATAGATACAAACTACAAACTGTGGCATGATACTAACAGTGAATTCTATCATGACTTCATGCACTACTTTAATAGAGTAAGTGGATTTAACGATGAATACTTTGCACGTAAAAATATACCTTTTGACAACGGACATGTAAATGTAAGTTCATTCACTGTCAACTACGAAGAGTATGAAGGCTTTGAAGATAGAGGCCAACTATCCTTTCCTAATCTACCACCCAACCAGTGGTACATGGTCGACCTATTCCCAGGCTTTAATTTTAACTTGCGTGGTAGTGCATATAGAAGTGACAGTGTTACTCCAATAGGTTGTAATAAAGTTCTTATAGAATTTAGAGGTTATGGACTACGCAAAGACACAGCAGAAGAAAGACGCACACGCATCAACCATCACAACAGCATATGGGGACCGTTTGGGCGTAACCTACATGAAGACCTAATTGGAGTAGCAGGACAAGGAACAACAATGCGTGAAGGCACAGAAGCACGTAACATATTGCATGGCAGACATGAGAACGGAACCATACACGATGAAGTTGGTATGCGCCATTACTATAGTGAATGGGGCAAGTATTTGGATAT